GGTTAAGCGACCTAACGAAGAAAATCGTATTCCGTTTTTTCTAACAACTAGACAAATGAAAATCGAACGCATTAACGTGGCCGAGCTATCGCTTGACCCATCGAACGTCCGCAAGCACTCGCGTAAAAATCTCGACGCGATCAAGGCTTCGCTGCGTAAGTTCGGCCAACAAAAACCCATCGTCGTGGACGCCAAGGGCATCGTGCTTGCTGGCAACGGAACGCTCACGGCGGCGAAGGAACTCGGCTGGACGGAAATCGAGATCACGCGCACGACCCTTCAAGGAGTTGAGGCGACGGCGTTTGCGATTGCGGACAATCGTAGCGCGGAGCTGGCGGAATGGGACGATTCTCTCGCCGATGTGTTAAAATCTCTCGCCGACGCAGGCCAGAGTCTTGATGATCTTGGTTTTGGCAAGACAGACCTCGACGATCTGCTACCTGAAACGCCAAGCGATAACTATACACAAAAAGTTGATGCTCCCGTTTACACGCCAAAGGGTGAAAAGCCACCGATTGCCGAGCTATTCGACGCAACAAAAGCCGAAGACTTTTTATCAAAGATCGAGGCATCGAAGGCACCGGACGATGTAAAATCTTTTCTAAAAAAAGCTGCATCTCGACACATCGTTTTCGACTACGGCAAGATTGCCGAATTCTACTGTCACGCAGACAAAGAAACGCAGTTGCTGATGGAGGAGTCAGCCCTGATCATTATCGACTTCAACAAAGCCATGCAGTTGGGTTATGTGAAGTTCAAGACCGAGATAGACAGCACGTTTCAAAACGAACAAGAACACAAATCCGATGATGACGACACCGAATAAAAACTTTTGTGTTTTTATCATATCGCATGGACGACCGGACAAGATTGTTACGCTGGGCACGTTGCGTCGTTGCGGTTACAGCGGCCCGCTTTTCATAGTTTGCGACAACGAGGATAAAACGCTCGATCAGTATCAAAAAAATCATGGCGTGGAAATGGTTCTTGTTTTCGACAAGTTGCATTACGCTTCACTGGTAGATTCATGCGACAATTTCCAGAATCGAAGAACGACGACTCACGCTCGCAACGCATGCTTTGATTTAGCCAAGGCGCGTGGTTTCGACTATTTCTTGGTACTCGATGACGACTACACTGGATTGCGAAACATTTATTTTTCAAACGGTACTTATGAGCGCCGACATATCGCTAACATAAAGCCAATCTTTTCGTTAATGATTGATTTTTTAGAGTCAGACAATCGCATTGACTCAATATGTTTTATTCAAGGTGGCGATTGTATTGGTGGGTGTCAAGATATGGAAAAAAGAGGTTATCCATTTAGAAGGCGGAAAGCAATGAACTCTTTTTTCTGTAAAACATCGCGGCGATTTTGGTTCTTCAGTCGATTAAACGAAGATGTGAATACCTATCTCGACGCTGGCAAGCGCGGGCGCATATTTTTGTCATTGCCTCAAGTGCAGTTAGATCAAGCATTGACTCAAGCAACGAGCGGCGGAATGTCAGATGCGTATCTTGCAAGTGGAACCTACGTTAAAAGTTTTTATACGACGATGATTTGTCCTTCGTTCGCGAAGGTGACTACACCAACATCAAATGCGGCGCGTAGAATCCGCAGAATCCATCATAAAATAAGTTGGAACAACGCCGTTCCAAAGATAATCGACGAACAGTTCCGAAAGTAATTTTACGGCATGAATCCATCCGAGCCGAAAGATGTTTCAGAGATTCGCGCGCGACTTGCCAAAAAGAACGTCGAAAACATTGCCGTTAAACTGAAAGCCGGTAAAACGCTTTCATCGTCTGAGCGTAAGGCTTTGGTCGATTTGGGTGAAGTAGAATCTGGCGGATGGGTCAAAGACTTGAGCTCACTCGCCAAGGAACTCGGTCTGACGCGCCAAGCCGTGTACGACGCACGCGCTCGCTTTCCAGATGCGCCAAAGAAGCACGAGGACGGCAAGCGCGAGAACCTAGTTGCGTGGCAGCAATTCTGCGGCGACAATCTGATCGGTAAGGACACGGCGACGAAGAACCTTGCGGAGCTAAAGGCGCAACTCATGCAGCGCGAGATCACTCTGCGCGACATGAAGATTGCGCGCGAAGCGGGCGAGACGATTGCAAAGGAGATCGTGGACGATATGTTTGCCACGCTCGCTCAGAAACTCGACTTGCTCCTGCGCCTCAAACTAGAGGTCGAGCTGGGCCAGCGCATCATCGGCAAGAACGCAGCCGAGGCAAACGTCGAGGGCGCGCTAATCCTCGATGAAATCCGCGAGGTGATCAACGCGAACATCGCGCTTTATCAAAACGACATGGTGGCGCGGTCGGCAAACTCGGAGGTCAGCCAATGAGCTGGTCGGTTTTTGTAACGCTAAAACAATCAGAAATTGATTATGCGTTTGAAATTGGAAAACAACGCCAAGATAGCGCAGACAGAAAGAAAAGCGTGTCGGCTTTTCCTGAGCAATTTGCAGGACAATTTTTGCAAAGTCATCAGTTCGCTGCTTGCGCTGAATTGGCCGTTGCCAATTTTCTAGGATTAGAAATTGAATTGCACGTTGATGTCTACGATGTGCCAGACATAGACGGAACAAGAATTGACGTAAGGTGGAGTCGGAGTAAAAATCATTGTAAGGTAAAACCAAGAGACATTCTGAAAGATCGAGTCATTGCCGGAACATTCGGCCCTCCGAATAAAATGGAGATTCTCGGATGGATTCTTGCGACTGATGCACCTAGTCGTTGTCGAAGAAGCAACCCTAACGATGGAAAGCCGCCATGTTTATTTATCGAAGAACTTGCATGGGAAAACCCGCATGATTTAACCGAGGAGATTTATCTACTCAAAAAATGACCGACACACCAAAGTTTCGCCTCGGCGACATGGTCTGGCACCGCACTTGCGGCGACGATGCGGGCGTCATCATTGCCATGATTTACCGCCCCAACTGCTTGCTCTACCAAGTGTCATGGGCTGGGCGTTGCGTCGATGACCATTTCGAGATCGAGCTGACATCCGACCGACCTTTCTTTTCATCGAGTGGCGGAGCAACCAAAGACGAAGCATGACCGAAACCGAACGACGCCTTGCCGCCTTCAAGCTGCCCAAGCGTGACCGCTCGCCGATTTACGAGTGGGCACGCAAGCACATCGTGTTGCCCGAGAGCTACGCGACGTCAGGCCCATTTAACGTGCGCCTCTCGCCGTGGCTGATTCCGATCTTCGACGCGCTCCAAAACCCGCTCGTGCGCCGCGTGCATTTCCGCAAGGCGGTGCAGATCGGCGGCACGCTCGTCGCCGACGTGTGGGTGCCTTGGCTAATCTGTAACGACGCTGGCCCTATCTCGTGGACGATGCAGACCGACGAGATGATTGACCGCCACGCCAAGTCTCGGCTCAACCCAATCTTTGAAAGTTGCAAGCCGGTCGCCAAGATGCTGCCGCGCGCTGGCCCGATGAAGACGACGACCGAGATTTATTTCGGCGGTTTCTTTTTCATCCTCAACCCCGCGAATCTTTCATCGCAGCAAAGCCAGTCCATCCGCTACAAGATCAACGACGAAATCTGGCTCCCAAAGTGGCAAGATGTTTATGGTCATGCAGTTGCGCGCGTGTCTCGTTTCGAGGAAGTCGGTCGGTCAAAAATCTACAACACGTCACAAGCTCCGATAATGGACTTGGAAACCGGCAACGTCGAGGACACGTCTTTTCGTCAAGGCAATCAACAAGAGTGGAGCGCAGAATGTCCTTCGTGCACCAAGGTTCATCCAGTCGCGTTCACGCTCGAAAAGAACGAGGAGACAGGTCTGCGCGGTGGCGTCGTTTGGGACGCAGCGGCAAAGCGCGACGACGAGACGTGGGACGTGACGCGCGCCGTCGAGTCTTGCCGTTTCCGCTGTCCGCATTGCGGGCACGAGTCCACAGATTCAGACGCGACGCGCAATGCTTGGAAGCGCACCGGACGCTTCGTGGCAATGCGACCCGACGCGCCGATCGAGTTTCAGTCCTTCCGCGTCGAGGCTCTAGTGTCGCGGCCAATGCGTTTACTCGTCGAGGAGTTTTGCGCCGCCGATAATCATCACGTCAGGCAAGGCGACGACAAGATGAAGATCGAGTTCAAGACCAAGCGCGAGGCGCGTCCGTGGATTGTCGAGAAAAAGGTCGTCAATCTATTCGTGCAGGCGTCCGACTACACCGTTTCGCAATTCTCGAATGGCGAACAGATCGAGGGCGAGGTGATTCGTTTCATGGCAATCGACCGTCAGCAAGACCATTGGTGGCTAGAGATTGGCGCGTTCAGCTCGGCGACCGGCCCGACGTACAAGCAACTTTATTTTGGGCGCATTGAGACGCGCGATCAGCTTCGTCAAATGCAGTATCGCTATAAGGTGCAGGATTCGTGCGTGGCGCAGGACAGAGGCTATCGGCCCGCCGACGTTGATCGTGACTGCGCCGATTTCGGCTGGCGAGGCATGAGAGGACACGCGCGTAAGACGTGGACGATGCGCGACGAGAACACGAACGCGCTGATTAACTTTCCATTCAGCGAACCGCGCGTGAGCGACTACCGAGGCGGCGACGTGTTTTACTACGATTGGTCGGGCGATTACTTCAAAGACATCTTGGCGAACGCGCTCGAAAACAAAGGCGACCTAAAATGGCTCATGCCAGCAGACGTCAATCCGCTCTACCTTGAACACCTCAAAGGCGAGTCGAAGGTCGAGATCAGGACGGGTGTCTGGGAATGGCGTGAGGTAAAGAGCAACGCGCCGAACCACGGACTCGACACCTCGGCCATGATGCTTTGCATGGCGACGATTGCGAATGTGGTTCGCTACACGCCGCCGAAAGAGTAAGACCTTTTGACGTTCCGCGCATTAGCAAATGCTCGACAACCCATTTCTCGGACTCGATGGCGCGACGCTGGCGACGCTCAAAACAAAAACGCTCGATGCCATTCAAGCCGTGCTGTTAAATCAAAGCTACTCGCTTAACGGCAAAAGCGTTTCGCGCGCGGATTTGGCGCAGCTCAATAATATGCTGGGCAACATTCAGGACGCGATCAATGACGTGAATGGAACCTCAACGGATACGGTTTTTATTTCTTTCAACGGTAACTAAACACAAACATGGAACACGAGAACTTCGACGCGTCAAAGCTAGTCAAAAATCAGCCGTGGCTCGACCGCGCGCTCGAAAACATTGCGCCACAGTGGGCGTTGAAGCGTCTGGAGGCTCGCGTGCAGAAATCGCTTTTCGAGTATAACGCCGCGCGCACTAATCGTCTTTACGCTCCGAAGCAATACGGACAACCAGCCGAGAGCACACAGAACCAGCGCGACCGCGTCGTCATGATGTGGGAGGCGCGCGACCTGATCGAGAACAGCCCAGAAGCGCGCGAGGTTTCGCGCAAGTTTGGTCTCTATCTCACGCCGCACGAATACTCGCCGACGACCGGCGACCGTGACTACAATCAGACGGTCAGCGATTACTTCCACGAGTGGTGCAAGAACTGCGACGTTACCAATCGTCACACTTTCAAGAAACTCGTGCAGCTCGCCGCCGAGGAGCGTCCGGTGGACGGCGATTGCGGCTTCGTGATTCGTCGCGCGGGCGAAGGATTGAAACTGCAACTCGTTCCGGCGACGCGCATCGGAAATCCAAACAGCGCAGCGGTCGAGTCCAACAACTATTACCAAGGTATCATAACGGACGACTTCGGCCAGCCTATCGCATACCGCATTTACCGCGTAGATCGTAACGGCGTTTACTTTGGCGCAGAGGACATTCCAGCGAATCAGTTCTGCCACTACTTCGACCCGTTCCGCGTCGATCAGTATCGAGGCATCACCGATTTCCACTCGGCGATTCAGACCGTGCGGATGCTTCACGACATTCTCCAAGCCGAGAAAGCGGGCGTTCGTTTCTCGTCGCAACAGGCCGCGCTGATCTTCAACGACCGAGGCGTTGCCAATCCGCGCAACCTTTTCCAGCCAAATCCAGCCATGTCGCTGCCGAGCGGCCAGACGCAAAAGAACGAGCTGACCGAGGTGGGCATGATTCGCTATTTCCAAAACAGCGACCGCGTGGAAGTAATGCCTTCGCGTCCATCGCAAGCGTTCACCGGTTTCGTGCAGCATCTCATCCACGAGATCGCCTTGGGGGTGGGCGTGCCCGAAGGCGTGCTTTTCGGAACGCAAGATTACAAAGGCCCAAGCGTGCGCGCCGAGTTTGCCGCCGCCGACCGTGTTTTCACGCGCCAGCAAGGCGTGCTTACTGACAAAGTTCTCGACCCGATCAAAGACGCTGTGATTCTCGACGGCATCGCGCGCGGTGAAATTCCGCCTCCGACGCTGCTCGCGGGCGAGACGATGGTGCAAGCTCTGCGTCGCGCGACTAAAGGCGAGTGGCGTTTCCCTGCGAAGCTCTCGATTGACGTTGGCCGCGAGTCCGCCGCGAACATGAACGAGAACCGCCAAGGCGCGAAATCACTGCAAGAAATCGCAGCCGAAGAAGGCACCGACGCTTTCTCGCGTTTGGAGCAAATCGCAATCGAGGCAGGTTTCATTAAAGAACTCTCGACGAAATACGGCGTGCCAGAAACGGCCATCCGCATGGTCACGCAACAGCTCCCTGCCAACGCTTCGATGGCCGCTTCGCTCGGTACGAACGTCACGCAAGATGCGGTTGATGCAACGATTGCCGCAACGGCAAAGCCTGACGCGGCTGCGCCAGCCGAGCCTACGCAAAAAATCGAGAACGACTCCAAGCTCGTCACGATTGATTTCGAGACTAACACTTACATTCCGACGGTCGCCATCGCCGACAACGCCAAGCGCGCTCTTGAAGTGCGCGACAAGAAACCAGCCTCGCAACGCGGCATGACGAGCGTGGGCATTGCTCGCGCGCGTGATCTGATGAATCGCCGCCCGCTTTCCGAGGAAACCGTGCGCCGCATGAAGGCGTACTTTGACCGTCACGAGTCCGACAAGAACGGCGAGACTTGGGACGAGCAAGGTAAGGGCTGGCAGGCGTATATGGGCTGGGGAGGAGACGAGGGTTATTCGTGGAGCACTGCTATCGTCGAGCGGCTAAACAAGCAGGCGGACACTAAAGAACTCAAAGCAGCATCGAGCGAAGTGCGGCAAAGTTTTGCTGCGCTGCAACCACCGGAGCCAGAGGAGTGGCTAGACGCGGTTCAGAATTATCGGAAGAAACAAAATGGCCGCGTCGATGAAATCAAACAAAGCATCGTCGGAGAAAAATCCATCATCGAGTTAAGCAAGACGGTTAAAGCTGAAAACAAATAACATGATCCACACTCAGACTCAAATCGACAACCTCATCGAGCTGGCAATCATTCAGCGCGTCGAGCTAAAGAAGCTCGTCGAATCGCTGCCGGAACTCCGCACGCATCTCTCGGTGGAGATCGAGCGCAACTTAAACGAGATTGAACCAGCGATGCGCGATGAACTGCAAAAGTTCCTCTCGCAAGAATCACAATCCGAGCACGCAAAGCTCGGCAACGTATTAAAGCAAAAGATCGCCGAGCTGTCCGTGCAACTCGAGGACACGACCGCTGCGAAGTATTCCGTGTTGATGGCCGAGCGCGCGGAGAATGAAACGCTTTTGGCTAAGGCCGAAGCACGCATCGCCGAGGCTGCATCTGCGCTGCCGAACGCGGTCAAAGAAATTGTCGCCGACGAACTCTCGCGCTTTCCTCGCGCGGGCGAAATTGACCAATTGCGAAAAGAGTTTGCCGAGCCGAAAGGTTTGAACCCGCGCGGCAAGTGGGAATCTGGCGTTACTTATTACAAGCTCGATCTTGTCGCCTACAACGGCGACAGCTACGTTGCAAACGAGGAGACGACGCAAAAGCCTTCGCGTAATTCGACTAAGTGGACGCTGAACTCTGCGCGTGGTGCGGCTGGTAGTGGAAACAGTACGACGCTTGCCGAGCTGACCGGCTCACCTGCCAACGGTCAAATCCTGATCGGCAGCAATGGCGCGTTCGTAAACGCCGACATTACGGCGGGCGACGGTATCGCAATCTCGACGGCGGCCGGATTCATCGAAATCTCCGCCGACGGCGGAACGAATTACCAAGGCACTTGGGACGCGGCGACGAATAGCCCAACGCTCACGTCGAGCGTCGGCACCAAGGGTTATTACTACGTCGTCAACGTGGACGGCTCGACGAACCTTAACGGCATTACCGACTGGAAGGTTGGCGACTGGGCGATCTACAACGGCACGATCTGGCAGAAGGTAGATAACAGCGAATCGGTCACTAGCGTATTCGGTCGCGTTGGCTCGATCACCGCCGTCGCTGGCGATTACTCGGCCACGCAGATCACGAACACCGCGGCAGGTAGCATCACGGCGACGAACGTACAGGACGCGATCAACGAACTCGATGGTGAGAAATTGGCGAAGGCGTCGAACCTGAGCGACGTCGCCAGCGTCACGACTTCGCGCACCAATCTCGGCGTCACCGCCACCGGCGCAGATACGACTTACGCATACCGCGCGAACAATCTCAACGATCTCGCCAGCGTCACGTCGGCTCGCACAAATCTCGGTCTTGGCTCTGCCGCGGTGGAGAGCGCGACCTTTTTCCTGCAAGCCGCGAACTCGTTGAGCGACGTTGCATCCGTTGCGCTTGCTCGCACGAATCTCGGCTTGGGTAGCATCGCTACTCAATCGGCTGGCAATGTCTCGATCACTGGCGGAAGCATCTCCGGCATTACAGACCTTGCCGTGGCAGATGGTGGCACTGGTGCCTCCACGCTGACTGGTTACGTTAAAGGCAGCGGAACGGCGGCTCTGACGGCATCTAGCACGATACCAAACACCGACATCACTGGTCTTGGTACAATGAGCACGCAGAACGCTGCAAGCGTCACCATCACTGGCGGCACGATCACCGGAATCACGGACTTGGCTATCGCTGACGGCGGCACCGGAGCATCTAACGCGACGGACGCGCGCACCAATCTCGGACTCGGCTCTGCTGCGGTGGAGAGCGCGACCTACTTTCTCCAAGTCGCAAACAATCTCAGCGACGTCGCCTCGGTCGCTCTGGCCCGAACCAATCTTGGTCTTGGCAATTCCGCCACGCGCGACGTTGGCACGACCGCTGGCACCGTTGCGGCTGGCGACGACGCACGCTTTACCGACTCGCGCACTCCTACCGGCCCAGCTGGCGGCGATCTCACCGGCACCTATCCAAACCCAAGCCTGACGATCTCTGGCGTCACGGCTGGCGGCTATGGCAGCGCATCGAGCGCAGTCGTCATCACGCTCGACTCGAAAGGTCGCGCGACGGCGGCATCGGCGGTAAACATTCTGATTGCTGAATCGCAAGTCACGAACCTCGTCACCGATCTGGCGTCGAAGATTCCGAGCACCGAGAAAGGCGCCAACTCTGGCGTCGCTACGCTCGACTCTGGCGGCAAGATTCCGCTCACACAGTTGCCCGATTCTATCCTCGGCCAAGTGACGTACATGGGAACGTGGAATGCTGCGACGAACTCGCCAACGCTAGCGAATCCTCCCGCGACGACGACCCTCGGCGATTACTACATTGTCACGACCGGCGGCACGTTTGCCTCGATCACGTTCAACGTCGGCGACTGGATTATCAGCAACGGCGCCGACGGCTGGGCGAAGGTGGACAACACGGACGCGGTCGCCTCGGTCTTCGGCCGCACCGGAACCGTGACCGCTACCAACGGCGACTACACCGCGAGCAACATCACGAACGTGCCAGCGGGCGGAATCGTCGCCACGGAAGTTCAGGCCGCGATCAACGAGCTGGACGGCGACAAACTAGCCAAGGCGTCGAATCTCTCCGACCTCGTTTCGCCTTCGACGGCGCGAACCAATCTCGGACTCGGCAGCGCAGCGACGCAGAACGACACTTATTTTCTGCAAGTCGCCAATAACCTCTCCGACTTGGCGAGCGTCACCACGGCCCGCAGCAATCTCGGACTCGGCACGATGGCGGTTCAGAACGCGGCGAGCGTTTCCATCACCGGCGGCAGCATCACCGGCATCACCGATCTAGCGGTTGCGGACGGCGGCACGGGCGTATCAACGACGCCCGCCAACGGTCAGCTCCTCATCGGTAACGGCACCGGCTACACGGTCGCAAACCTTACGGCTGGCACCGGCGTAACGATCACGAACTCGTCAGGCGGCATCTCGATTGCCACGACTGGCGCGCAATCGGCGGAGACGCTGACGGCCACGGTTACCAACGCCGAATCTACGACGATCACCAAAGGCCAAGTCGTTTATGCTTTCGGCGCGACTGGCAATCGCATGAGCGTAAAACTCGCGTATAATACGGGAGACGCGACCTCGGCGAAAACACTCGGAATCGTGAGCGACGCCAGTATCTCGGCTGGTGGAACCGGAACGATCACGCTCGTCGGCGTAGTCGATGGCCTGACGCTCGGAAGCTACACGGACGGCGACCAACTTTATCTCGGTGCGACGGCTGGCTCGCTAACGAACGTCAAGCCTTACGCTCCGAACCATCTCGTTTATGTCGGCATCGTCGAGCGCGCGAACAACGGCAACGGCGAACTCTATGTGCGCGTTCAGAACGGCTATGAGCTGAACGAACTGCACGACGTGCAGATCACCACGCCGCCGTCTGCTGGCGCTCTGCTTGTTTATGACGCGACGAACGCACTTTGGAAAGCTGCGCGGCTTACGGCTGGTACTAACATCGCCATCACGAACGCTGACGCATCGGTTACGGTGGGCATCACGGGAACCATCGCTGGCACCTACGGCGGCACAGGCGTAAACAACGGCGCGAACACTCTCACGATTGCTGGCAACGTGACGCACGCGGGCGCGTTCACGCAGTCGTTTACTGCTACGGCTAACACGGCTCTGACGCTGCCTGTCACGGGCACGCTGGCGACCTTGGCTGGCTCGGAGGCGTTGAGCAATAAGACGATTACGGCGTCGTCGTTTAGCGGGTCGGTAACTGCAACGACGTTGAGCACGTCGGGAGACGCAGGAATTGGAACAGCTTCACCAACTCAAAGGTTACAAGTATCAAGCAGTGCTGGTTCAACTTATACGCTCATCACAAACACTGGAACAGGCCCAAGCAATTTGTTTTTGGGAGCGGCTAACGCCACAACGCAAATTATCTCTCGTGATGCCACGACAGGCGCGGTTCCGATTTCAGTTATTATTGGCACTACGGAGCGGGCAAATTTCTCCTCCACCGGACTCGCTGTTACTGGAACGTTGAGCGCGACGGGTGCCCTTTCGATTACTGCAACCGCAGCAAGTTCTATCTCGCGGACTCTAAGTGTGGGCGCACTAATTGCATCAGGAAATCTAAATGGCTTGGGTTTTGTGCCTAATTCCACGGGCCTAAGTGCGGGTTACAATTATAGCGGAGGCGATGCGGAAACTAACGTTATTTTTGGCGCAAGTTCTTCTTCGCAGCAAATGCGTTTCCAACGCTGGGATGGCACCACTCTAACGAATGTTTTGACCCTTGTAGGCACAGGCAACGTCGGCATTGGTCTATCAACTCCGAGCTATCGCCTACAAGTCGGAGACGGCACTTCTACAAATTATGGCATTTGTTTTAATAAAGGTGCGGCGAATATAAATGACGCTGCAAACTTTGAGCAATTATTTAAACTAACACCAGATGCAAGCGGGTTTATGTATGCCAAGATAATTGGCGCACGAGACACATCATCTGCGTATAAATCATATCTCGGCTTTTTTACGGAAAGCAAAAGTTCCGGCACAACAGATACATCAGCCGAGCGTATGCGCATCGACAGCAGCGGCAACGTCGGCATTGGGACTACGACAGGTCTGCTGGATGCAGTAAATCGCGTAACCGTTTCTGTTAATGGAACAAGTTCTAGTGCGCTTGCTTTTGGTGTGGCTGGAACCCGTCGCGCTCACATCTATGTGGATGGGAGTGAAATGGCAATCGCGGCTGGTCAAAGCGGTCAGTCACAGGTAATGACGTTTCAGGTCAACGGCTCCGAACGCGCCCGCATCGACAGCAGCGGTAATTTGCTGATTGGGACGACGACTACTAGCGGTAATGCTGGATTTCAGTTTTTACCAAACGCTGGCAGCGGATTCGTAGCATCTATTGACCATGTTACTGGAGTAGCATCGGGTGCATTTTACTATTCTTTTAACTATAACGGTTCGTCTATTGGTAACATTACACAAAGCGGAACGGCTGCTGTTTTATACAACACAACTTCCGATTATCGTCGTAAATTTAACGTCCAAGACCTTACTGGCAGCGGTACATTCATTGACTCTCTAAAACCTCGCACGTTTGATTGGGACACTGGCGACAAGGGTGTGGGCTTTATTGCTCACGAATTTGCCGAGGTTTGCCCATCTGCCGTCACTGGTGAAAAAGACGCCGTGGATAGCGACGGCAATCCGAAGTATCAGGGTATGCAAGCCAGCTCCGCTGAAGTCATCGCAAATCTAGTTGCGGAGTTGCAGTCGCTTCGCCAACGTGTCGCCGCTCTCGAATCCAACTAAAACACATGAACACTGAACAATCCAAACCCACCATCGAAATTAACGATATTGCCTCCGTAGTTCAGCTCATCGACGTTTGCTCCACTCGTGGCGCGTTTCGCGGTGAAGAACTCTTAATAGTCGGTGCCATGCGAAACAAGTTTTCTGAGATTGTAAAATCCCAGCAAGAACCAGCTGCCGAGGCACCGAAAGCTGAATAAAATGGCTGGAATAAAAGACGTAAACTGGCGCAGCTACGTTGGCCCTGCGGACAACGGCAAGCTGGTTACGTCTGAGGACTGGCAAGCTCCAAGCGACCCTAAGCAATGGGACGACTTGTTTAAATGCTCAAACGTGAGCAACCTAACGGCTACTGGGCTAACGATTCCTGCTAGCCGTGAGGACTCGATTGATTGTGTGCGCGGAAACGCCTATTCCTTTGAATCCTGCACGATCGAAGGATCGGTCACGGTCAAAGGTAGCATCGACGGATTTACCCTCTCGAATTGCGTTGTTTCGGGCACGGTTGAACTCGGCCAATACTCCAACTACTGGGTCAAAGGTAGCGCTCCGACGCGCAATGTCCGACTCGTCAACTGCTGCTCACCAGATGGCTCGCCGATTAGGGTGAAGCTCTGGGACGCCGAGATGCCGTTTGTGCAGAATACCAACGTCGCTTTCACCAAGATACCAAAGTGGGTTTGGCTTCCTTATTTCTTGTTCCGTCGTTTGACGAATCCCAAAGCAGTATAAGCCATGCTCGATCTTCTCACAAATGCACTAGGCGGCGGCGCGTTAGGCGTCTTACTTAGAATCGGCAACGGCTTTTTTGAGAACTATAAGGCCGGACAAGATCACAAACGAAAGCTGGAAGAGGCGAAAGCAATGGCCGAGATCGCCAGCGACAAAGCAAAGTGGGATGCGTTCACCGCGAGCCAACAAGCGGCAACTCCTCCGGCCAACACCTCGGACTGGGCGGCCAATTTGATAACGCTGTTTCGCCCATTCATCACGCTGCTTCTTTTGATTCTAGTGACCATTGTTTTCTTTCGCGTCACGGCATCCGAGCAAGCTGAGATGATCGACGAAATTCAGTTCTGTGCGTTTAATTGTGTGGGCTGGTGGTTCGGAGATCGCATGACTCGCAAAAAATGAACGAGCACAAAGACCTTATGGAAGTGGCAAAAGTCTGGAAAGAAACAGGCTGGCTCACTGCTGTGATTGGTGGCGCGGGCATGACTGCTCGGCTATTAGCCAACCCAATCCAAGGCTCAATCTGGGACAGCGTGCGGCGCATCCTAATGGCGGCCATCGTATCAACTATTGCGTGGTTCATCGTTGAACAAATCGAGGTTAGCTCGCTCGTTAAGGCCATCACCTACGGCGTGGCTGGCGTCGTCTCTCCTGAGATTATCGACGGACTGACATCGCTGGCTAAGAAGTATAGCAAGAACCCTAGCAAGCTCTTGAAGAAATGAACCCGAAGCTGATCACCGCTGCGCTGGCCGCAACTGTCGTCTGCTTTTCGGGCGTCGGAGTGATGACGGTGCAAAAGGTTTCGGAGAACATTGCGGCGAGTGACCGAGAGTTTGCGCTGACGAGCAACGTGCTGAGTCCGCTTTTCGACATTTACGGCTTGGCGATTGTGGACGGTCAGGCGAAGGCGAGCAAAGGACTGATCGACGCAAAAGAGTTTTGCGCTTCGCTGACCAAGTTGGAGAGCGAAGCCGAGCGACTGATCTCCGAGTTTGGTCAGCCTTCGGAACTCGTGGCGCAGCATAAACTCGTAAAAGCCTATTTGAAGAAAGCGCGCGAGGCGTGCGACAAGGGCGAAATTGAAACGCTGAACTCGCCGAGCATGACCGCAGAACTTTATGGCGTCATCGAGCCAATGACCGCGCTCATTAACAAGCTCTTGCTCGACAAGCTCACCGTCTCGCGCACGCACAAAGACGTCGCCGACTCGGCTTTGCTGACCTTTGAACGCTTCGCAAGCGTCGCGGCTGGGCTTGGCATCGTGTTTGCGGTCGCGCCTTGGATTGGCAAGCGACCGAAGATCGTAAAGAAGCGAGCCAAGCGGTGAGCGATTTTGACGTCCGTCGCACTAGCGATGGAACAAGTCATCACATTCGCAGCCTCGACCGGAGCCATTGACACCGAAGCCGGCGTCATCCGTGGCGTCTCGCTGATCACCAAAGGCCCAGCTCTCGGCCACGGCGTCATGATTGACGACAAGACGCTGGCGCAAGTTAAGACGGCAGCCGAGCAATACGCGGGCGGACTCAAGGTTAAGCTCGATCACGCTAGTGGCGCTGGCGACATTATCGGCTATATCGACACGCTTCGCATCGACGGCGATAAGCTGCTCGGCGATATGCATCTGCTGCAAAACTCTCCGCATCGCGACTATATACTAGAAATCGCGCAGCGTATTCCTGACACGTTTGGACTTTCTATCGCCTTCTCAGGCCCGTCGGAAAAATCAGCCGACAAACTTACCACTCTGCAACGCTGCTCTGAAATCTACTCGGTTGACCTCGTTTCAGAGCCAGCCGCGAACAAAGGACTATTCGAGCGAAAACTGAAACAACTTCAGACCGCCGAAGTTGAGCAACCGTCTGCGGAAATAGACATCGAATTACCCATGAATGACGAAATGAAAAAGGCCATCGAGGGCATGATTGAAAGTGCCATGATGAGCATGAATGATAAAGTCGCGAAGCTCGAAAGTGCTCTCGCTCCGAAAGAGGAAAAGCCCGCTATGATGAGCGCGCAGAATGAAGTCGTGCAACTCGCTGCGAACACCGCCGCGCTCGCTGCCGTCAAAGAATTTGCCAAGTCGTTTGGTGCGCCCGCCGCTCCCGTCGCCTCGGCTGAGGCTCCAAAGCCTGTCGTGCAATCGCAGAAATTCGAGGAGATCGTCGCCGCCAAAGCCTCCGAGCTGAAAGGCGACAAATCTGCCGCGATCTCGTTTGCTATCAAGAATCACGCTGACCTTTACGCCGCTTATCGTGCGCGCGTGCAAGGCGGCGAAATCGTTAAACTCTAAACCTAATACTATATACTAAAATGGCTACTTCATTTAATAATACGGGCACTTTTCTAGCCAATTCGGCCATCACGGCCTTTCGGTTGGTAACTGTGTCTGCAAACAGAGGCGTGGGTCTTGCTGCCACCGCTTCTCTACCTGACGGCGTTGCCGTCATCGACGCCGCCTCTGGCGATTACGTCACCGTCGAATTTCTCGGCGGCACCACCATTAAAGCGACCTTGCTCGCTGGCCCTGTAACCGTTGGTGATACGCTATTTAGCGTGGCCTCAGGTCAAGTCGCCATTACAGGTTCGATCACCGTTGGCAAATCGCTGACCACCGCGTCTGACGCTGGTGCGATCATCGAGATGCTGCCTAAGAACATCTAATCTAAACAATCTACTAAACTACCATGTATACTAATTCTGCTGCAATCTTCCGTGGCGACATCGCTGGCGTACTCGAGCAAGCTAAAGACTTCGAGTCCACGCTGATCGGTACGGCTGTGATGCCCGTCCTCAATGTTCCTGTCAAAGCTGGTCAGTATCCTTCTTTCCTTCTGAAAGAGGGCCAACTGCTCAAGTCCGACGTCAAGAATCGCGCTCCATATAGCACCTACGCTCGTGGCACTCGTTCTTTTAGCCAAGAGGTCTACACGGCCCTTGAATATGGTTATGAGGAAGCTGTAGACGATACAGTAAATCTCGACGTCGCGCGTTTTTTTGACGCTGAGACGGTTGCCGCCAAGCTCGCTAAACGTAAGCTCCTCCTCGCTCACGAACTCCGCGTTGCTGCTCAGATGTTCAACACGAGCAACTTCACGGCCACGAACTCGACGACCGCTTGGACGACCGCGAACATCGCTACGTTTGACGCCGCGCAAGACGTGCAAGACGCTCTCGACCGCATGCTCGCCAAGGGTGAATCCACGAGCAACGCCAAGGTTGTGATTCCATACCCAGTGTGGACGCGCCTCCGCGCCTCGACGAAATTCCAGAACCGCCTCCGCGGCACCGGTCTTTCGAGCGACACCATCCTCAACGCTTCGACCCAAGCCGCTGCCGAAGTGTTCGGCGTCGCCGAAGTTCTCATCGGTCGCGCGTCCTACGACTCCGCCCCCGAAGGCGTCGCGTTCAGCTCCAGCAACGTCTGGGCGAACACCTACGTCTGGGTTGGTAACGTCACCGAAGCCTCTGCCGGCTTCTTCGGTGGTGGCGCCGGTTTCACGCTCAACTGGTCTGAGTACGGCCCAGCCATCGGCGTCAGCACCTACCGCGACGAGTCGATCAAATCGAACATCGTCCGCGCTTCGCACTACACCGCCGAGAAGGTTGTGAACACGAACGCCGGTCAGCTCATCACGACCCAGTTCTAATCCTAATTAAGTTCAGTTCTAAAGCCTCACGCCTCACCGCGTGGGGCTTTTTGTTTTGACGGTTCGCGCGCCTTCTATTGACCGAAGCAAAACACACGACCATGACGATCTCACTCTGCGTAATTTGTGGCAACGAGGCGCACCACATCGAGGCAATGCTTAACTCGTTCGTCGGACTGATCGACGAACTCTCACTCGTCCGCGCCATTGGCTCAAAGGAACCGGACGACACCGAGCGAATTGCGCGCGGGTGGTGCATCGACAATCGCGTCAATTTCGTTTTTAGCGAGTATCGGAACGGAGTCACGGCACAGGCTTGGAAGCACGTCGATTCGTTCGCCAAGGCGCGCAATCAGGCTTTTGCATATGCGACCGGAGATTGGCTAGTCTGGGCGGACTGCGACGACGTTTTGGCACAAGCCGACGACCTCAAGAGCAAGCTCGCCGAACTCTCCGAGGAGGTGCTGATGGTGCGCTGTCCTTACGACGTGCGCGGCACCGGAAAGAAGCTGCAACGCGAGCGATTCATCCGTCGCAGCGCGTTTCAATCTGGCCGCGTCTGGCATCACGACGTACATGAAAACCTGCTACTTTTGCCCAACGACCGGCACGTTGAGTGGCCATCGCCGGTCTGGAGGCATGAGCCAGCCTGCATAAAACAAGATAACCGCAAGCGTAACCTTGCTATTCTAGGCCGCAGCGTAGGCGAAGCGGCGACCCAGTATTTTTATATCCACCAAGAGCACTACTGCGCCGGCAATAAACCAGCCGCTGAACAGTTTGGCCGCATCGCGCTATCGTTTCCGAACCTCGACGACTCTTTCCGGTACGAGGTTCAGCTTAACCTTGCGCGTATCTCAGCCAGTCGGCGCGAGTCGATGCAGTTCGCCATGGGCGCACACGGCGTCTTTCCGTGGTGCCGCGAAGCCATCGCCTCAATTATCATGCTGGCGTTTGAGAAGAACGACGGCAAGCGCGCGGCGTGGTGGGCGTCTCGGATGCTGACCTTGCCCGAACCGGCGCAGAAAGATCGTCCGTGGACGCACGAGGCGAAGTGGTACGGCTGGGCGGGGCATGATCTCGCCGCGCGTGCATATCGCTTGGCTGGCATGGTGGCGGACGCGAACGCGCTCCAACTGGTTTATCATAAGCACACCGAGCCGACCATCCGAATCACGCAAAAGACGCTCGGCAACTCGACGCGTTCTGTTTCATTCCGTGACGCTTGGTTATCAACTGCGGCACGGCCCGAGATCGTCGAGCATTACTTTCAAATCAAGGCCGACGACTCCGAGACGATGGCAATGGCGAAGCAGTTCCTGCATCACGTCGGCGAGCCTACTGAAACGCCTCGCGCCGTGATTCGCGTGAACGTCGAGGACGGCATGGTGCCGCCGAACAACTGGGACGAGCGCGTGCTGACGTGCGGAGAAACCGTCATCGACGCGGAGAACATCGAGCGAATCCTCGGAGCTAAAAAGCCATGATTCCAGAACCAGCCATCGTCGTCTGCACGAAGAACGCGCGTTGCCTTGACGTGATGAGAGCGTCGATCAAAGCCTACGTTCCGCACGGCATTCGCACCTACGTTTCGCACGGACTCGGCCCGACCTTCGGCGAGGCTTACAACGAGGCGGCGCGCATCGCGTTCAAGGAGCATGACCAACTCGTGATCTGCAACGACGACATCGTGTTCACGCCGACGACATGGGCGAAGCTCATGGGCGACGTGAAATTACTTCGTAAACATTATCCAGACCTCGGCTGGGTGGCGACTCGCTCGGACTACGCGCGCGGCGAACAGAACATCCGCAGCGGACGCGGGCAAATTGACTTCCTGCGGTTCGCGTCGGAGCGAAACATCGTACAAGCAAGCGTCATTGCGCCAATCTGCGCGTGGATTCACCGCGACGCATGGGTAGATTTTCCTCCGCTCAACTGGTTCTCCGACGACGTGCAATGCCTCGACATGAAGCGACCGCATTTTATCTCGCGCGCCTACGTTCACCACGTCGGAAGCCAGACCTGCGGAAACGACGCGCAAAAGTGCATGGACGATGCCGAGCCTTGGCTGCGCGAGAACCGGCCCGAGTTGCACGCTCGGTGGTATTTAACGAAAGGCGCATAAGTATGGCCGCCGTCCGAGACTTCGACCCGACTCAAATCAACGCCGATTTCGACGCTATCTTGTCGCAAGCTGGCATCGCGTTCACCTATCAAGGCAACAGCATCACCGGCGTCTGGTCTGCATCGCGCGACGCGTTCGCGGACTTTGAAGATCAACGCCGCGACGATTCCAAGTTCACCGTGTTTCTTTTGACGACGAGCGTAAGCGCAACGCCGAAGGTCACGCAGACTCTTTCGCGCGCGGGCATTACCTATTTCATCGAACGCGTGACGCTCGACGCCGAGGGCGCGGGCTGTGAAATCGAGGTCTGCAAAACAATATGATTCAGATCGAGACGAGTTTTCATCGTTTAGAATACCAACTGGCGCGCCTTGCTCTGGCTGCAAAGGTCGATCTCGGCTTGGTGATCAAAGAGGAAGCCAAGTACGCGATTCAGACCATCGTGAAATTCACGCCGCCAAAAACTAAACAGCAAGGCGTCAATGCTGTTCGTGGTGACTTTAGCAGATTGGCCCAGCCTTTGGTTTATAGTGATCTCAAAACAAAGGCAACGAAGGGAGGTTTTTATGGTTCGATGGCGAAGTATGTTCGCAATCGTGATGTCGAAAAAATGCGCGCGCTTTTGCGTAATCCAAAGCTCACCGGATACTACGGAATGAAATTTCTCGAGAATGAAGATGCTCTAAGGAACGAGCACAAAGCGCGAAGAAATGCTCGCGGAAGAATAACCGGAAAAGCTACTGCTCTAGCATTTGGAGCAGACTTTAAAAAGTATCGGAAAGAAATTGAAGGCCGTGTCGGCTGGACGGTATCTGGATGGAACTCATCGGCAAAAGTTGCCGGTGCGCGCTACAAAAAATTTTCCGATAGATTGAAACCGCAAGGCGGACTTAAAGGACGCTTGTTTGGTTATGTAAGTTCTAGTTTTGGGGAAAGACCTTTCATCAAAGCGACCGCATCGCACGTTAAAATTCCAAACTATCAACGCATGGTGGACGGAGCAATCAACTCACGAGAACGCACTACCATTAAAAAGATCAATGCGGTTCTTGCAAACCGCGCCGTCAATCTTGGATTCACCAAGGTGAACGGAGCAATGCCACTTCTAACCGCCGCCGCATGAGCACACGCACAAACATTCGCAACGCTACCGCAACCGCCCTTACGTCCGCTCTAGTAGTGCCAACGGCGAACATCCTGCGCGGGCGCAACAACACGATTGCCAGCGTCAGCTTTCCGTCGGCTGCGGTCTATGCCGTCACCGAGCAAATCGAAGTTCGCACGCTCGGCCCAAGTAACCGCACGCAGTACCGACAGCTTCAACTCGTCGTTGATTACTTCACGGCGGAGAGCGGCACTTACCTGATCGACGATCTTTTCGACACCGGCAGCGCGGCGGTCGAAGCAGCGGTGCTCGCGGACGTGACGCTGGGAGGCGTGTGTAGGGATACACATTTGACGTCAGTTGATTATATGATCGAACCCGACGAAGAACGCCGCTGGGGCACCGCTCGTCACACTTTCAACTGCATCTATCTAACCAACGATTAACATGGCTAACCATCTCGGCCGCGAAGGCCTTATCAAAATCTCGTCCACCACTATCGGCGAACTCCGCAATTACTCGCTCTCGCACTCCTCCGACACCGTCGAGGATAGCGTGATCGGCGACGTTTACCGCACGCGTCAAGGCTCAATGAAGACTTGGAGCGCATCTGGCGATCTCTACTGGGACGAAGCCGACGCCGGCCAACTCCTCATCACTATCGGCTCGACCGTTACGCTCAACCTCTATCCAGAAGGCGCGTCGTCCTCCGACGTTTATTATTCCGGCTCGGCTATCGTCACGAAATTCGACGTCTCGGCTTCGTTCGATGGCCTTGTCGAAGGCTCAATTGCCTTTGAAGGCAATGGCGCGCTCTCGACCCTTACCGTTTAACGCTAGAAAAAAACACAAAACAAAACACACATGGAAGCCATTGATCTTGTCCGCGAACACTTCAACAATCTCGGCACTAAAAGAATCGAAGTTCCTGAATGGAAACTCGTGATTTTCTCGACGCCAATGACCTTGGCCGAGAAGAACCGAGTTTACAAAAAATCTCAGAACAACGATATGGATTTGCTCGTGGACATTCTGATCATGAAAGCCACGGACGAGAGCGGCAAGAAGCTATTCACCATCGAGCACAAGCCGACCTTGCTCAACAAGGCTGACAGCAATCTGGTCGCTCGCGTCGCCAATGAGATTCTTGCGGACAGCTCCGCGAAGCTCGACGACTTAAAAAACTAATCGGCGGCGATGAAGGTGCCGACCTCCTCGCCGTCTATGCCATCGCTGAACGTCTCGGCAAATTCGCTCACGAAGTCCTCGCAATGCCAGCCGAAGAAATGAACGGCTGGCTCGCTTACATTAACCATCAAAATCGACTGAGAAAACAACATGGCAGCTGAAGCTACATTCACACTCAGGGCGGTTGATGCAACTCGTCAGGCTTTTGCGAGCGTGCAAAACTCGCTGCAAAAAATTCATGGAACGACGAGAAGCATTTCGATGGGGCTAAAAGGATTCTTTGGTCTCGGTGCAGTTGTTTCTATGGGCAGAAGCCTTAACACAACTCTCGAGGACATTGAGGCTAACTCCAAAAAGTTTGGTTTAAGTTCCGAGGAAGTTAATAAAGTAACACGCGCAACCGGAGCGGTTGATGACGTAATGAACTTTTTTAAGGGAACAATCGTTGGAACGATTAACAAAGTTTTAGATTTAAAGGATGCGTTAATGGGTGTTTCAAAAGCCCAAGCATTTTCTATTGCTGATAAAATTCTACTAGATCGCGATCTTCCAAAAATTGAAGATGCGAAAAAACAAATGGATGAATTGAAAAAGAGTTTTGATGCAATCGGTCAAACTCCTGCTCAAAAGTTTCGGCAACTTTTCAAAGACTTTCAAGAGATTCAAGCTAAACCAAGTGACCCAGCAAAAAGCTCAACACTTAATGCGTTAGAAAAAGATTTAGAGGTTCAAAGGCTAATTAACGCGCAGCGAACTATTGCTACCGATCAATTCGAGCAATACACAAAAGCGGTTGCCGATCACAATAAGGTTTATGATGAATATAATTTTTCTTTGTTAACTGAAAAAGAACAGCAAACCGAAATTAATCGTCAGTTAAATCAGCTGGTAAATTTACGCAGAGCAGATGAAGATTTATTAAAAAACTTCGACCCAGCAAAAGCAACGGTCGCGCAACTTGAAGCAATGGACAGGATGCTGGTTACATTGCCTAAAATCAACGAACTGCTCGCAAAAAGAAAAGTCATTGAAACCGATCTTCAAGTTATAGCAAAAAATGCTGGAGATATAATTGCCTCTGGTTTTGAAGATGCAATTTTTAGCGGTCAAAAACTTAGCGAAGTAATCAAAGCGATTGGCATGGATTTGATGCGTATGGTTTTTCAACAAACCATCACCGCTCCTCTAGCAAAAGGAATCAGCACCGCAATTTTGGGTATGCGCGCTATGGGTGGCCCAGTCTCGGCAAACAGTCCTTATATCGTCGGCGAAAAAGGCCCAGAATTATTCGTGCCACACGCCAGCGGCTCCATCGTTTCAAACTCCAATATGAACCAAGGCGGTGGCTCCGCTGGTTCCTCGATCAACGTGAACTATAACATCGCCGCCGGCGTCACGCGCAGCGAACTCGCGCCGATCTTGGAGCAAGAACGTCGCCGCCTTAAAGCCGAGATTCCAGACATGGTGCGCCGTGGTGGCGCGTATCGTTCAGCCTTCGCGTAAACATCATGGCAATCTCCTATCCACTCACGCCGCCCGCTGCGCTTGAAGCATCGCGCCTGTCCTTGACCGGACTCAGCGCAGTCTCGCGCAACGTCTCGCCGTTCACGATGCAGGTGCAGCAATACAACTGGCAAGGCCAAGGCTGGACTGGCACCGTGGATTGCCCGCCAATGACGCGCACCGCGGCAGAGCAAGTCATCGCGTTTCTGCTCATGGCCCAGCGCGGCACGTTCTATTTTCAAGACTTCGCAAACCCGACGCCGCGCGGCAACGTGACCGGCACGCTCACCGTGTCCTCGGCTACGGCTAACGGAACCACGCTCGGTATCAGCGGTGCAACTGGCTCGTTCGCTGCTGGCGATTGGATTCAAATCTCGACCTCGCTTTACAAGATCGTGCAAGTAAACTCGTCGTCATCGGTGGACGTGTTTCCAGTGCTGCGCTCCTCCTACGCTGGCGGCACCGCGATCACTTACAACAACGCCAAGGGCGTGTTCCGCCTCGCCGAGCCTTCGACGCAATGGAGCATCGACACGGCCAAGTTTTACGGCGTGTCGTTCAACGTGATGGAGGACGTTGCGCAATGAGCATCACCACCGCAGGCCGCTCTCTCAGCAACGACATGACGACGCAGGTCAGCGCGTCGCAACTCTCTCCGATCATTCTCGCGTCGCTTGCTTTTCAGGCTCCGGTGAATCTTTGGAGTGGTTACGGCACGATCACCTACGCTGGCACCGGCTATCTCGGAATTGGCACGCTCGGCACGATCTCTCCAGTCGAGGAGACGACCGACCTCGCTGCGCGCGGTATTACGATGCAACTCTCAGGAGTGCCGACCGCTTTGATCGCCGTCGCACTCAGCGAGAACTACCAAGGCAAGGCTTGCTCGATCATGTTTGGCGCACTCGATTCCAGCGGCGCGCTCGTCTCGTCGCCGATCACGGTTTTCTCTGGCCGCATGGACGTCATGTCGATCAACGACGATGGTCAAAATGCGACGATTGGCATGACTGCCGAAAACAAGCTCGTAGATTTTCGGCGTCCGCGCGAAGTGCGTTACACCGATGAGGAACAAAAGAATCTTTACTCAGGCGACAAAGGCTTGGAGTTCGTGAACTCAATCCAAGAAAAGGAAATCTATTGGGGCAACGCGAAGATGTCCGCGCCGGTAAACGACAACGGTGGCGGAAACTACGGCCCGACTGAATACGATTAACCATGCCGACCCGCTGCGCCAACTGGCCCGAAGCTCTCGCCGCCTACATTGACCGCAAACGAAACGAGCCTTTCGCTTGGGGCATGAACGATTGCTGTCTGTTTGGTGCCGACTGGATTCAGCTTTGCACCGGACTCGACCCAGCGGCGACCTTGCGCGGCACTTATGACCGTGCGCTTTCTGGCGTGCGCGTGCTGGAAAAACACGGAGGACTGATAGGAACTATTGAGACGCACATGGAGCCTTTAGGCTTCAAGCCAATCGGCCAAGGATTCGCGTCGCGCGGTGACATTGCGGTGCGAGATTGCGGCAACGGCGACACGATGGGAATCATGCTTGGTTCAACGGCAGCGTTCGTCGGCAAGGATGGACTTTTGTTTGCTGAATTAAACGACGGCGTGGAAACGCGCTTCTGGAGAATTTAAAAATGCCACAAGCAATCGCAATCGCTATTTTATCAAATTTCAGTTTCGCCACCGTCGCGGGCGCAATTAAGGCGGTCAAATTTCTGGCGGCAGTCATTAAGTTCATCGCAATAACCGCGTCCTCAATGGCCGCGTCCAAGCTCCTTGCGCCAAAGGCTCCGAGTTTTTCGGATTCATCTCTTTCTCAACGCTCGCAAATGGTGCGTTCGCCAATCGCTGCGCGCACGATTGTTTATGGTCGCTGCCGCGCATCGGGAACCGTGGTTTATATGTCCACGACCGGAAGCAAAAACGAGTATTTAAACATCGTTATCGCTCTGGCTGGCCACGAAATCCAAGAAATCGAGGAGGTTTATTTTAACGACGACCTCGTTGGTCTTTCTGGAAACGCAGCAACGGGCTTTTATAGCGGAGTTGCAAACGTCTACAAGCATCTTGGAAGCACAACACAAGCGGCTGACTCTTTTCTTGTTAATGAAACCAGTACTTTGACGGACGGCAAGTGGACAACCGCACACACGCTTTACGGCATTGCTTACCTTTACGTCCGCCTCACTTGGGACACCGAGAAATTTCCGAGCGGTATTCCGAACATCTCGGCAGTCATCAAAGGCAAGAAGGTACTCGATACGCGCACGAGCACGACGGCTTACTCGGCAAATCCTGCATTGTGCTTGCGTGACTATCTCACCGACTCGGCTGTCGGCATGGGCATGGACGCGACCGAGATTGACGTCACCGCGATCAATGCAGCCGCGAACATCTGCGACGAAGACGTCGAGGTAAAGCCGATCACGGTTCCGGCAACCTACGAAAACCGCTACGAGTGCAACGGCGTCATTGCTACGAGCGCGTCGCCCGACGAGAACATCGGCAAGCTCCTCTCGGCGATGGGCGGACTCATCGCGTACTCTGGCGGCAAGATAGTGGCTTACGCTGGCGGCTATCGCATCCCAACGGTGACGCTCACCGAAAAGCACTTCGTCGGCCCGCTCAACATCCAGACCCGCACGAGCGCGCGCGACCGCGTGAACTCGGTCAAAGGCGTGTACGTCAGCGAGTCGAACAACTGGCAGGTGTCAGACTTTCCGACGATCTCGTCGGCGACCTACGTTACGAACGACAACAACACGCGCTATTACCGCGACGTCGTTCTGCCATTCACGACCTCCGCATCCTGCGCTCAACGCTTGGCCGTCATAGAGCTGCGCCGCGCGCGCGAGGAAATCACGTTCACCGCACGCTTCCGCCTAGAGGCAATGCAGGTTCGCGCGGGCGACACGGTCATGATTACCAACGCAAAGCTCGGTTGGTCGTCGAAGGTTTTCG